TCCAGAAAAAGAATGTTGAAAGACATACCTCTAACTGCAGATGCAGAGGTAGATGCTGCCAGTATTTTAGATCCATTTTCTAACTCCAGTGATCCTTTATTCCATGCAATAATTCCTTGCTGCATCCATCTTGGAAGATTTTCATAAGCAGTTTGTAATCTACCTAACAATTCTCTTGCAGTTGCAGCTTTGTTTGCAAGTATACCAATATTTACACTATCATTAAAAACAGCATAGTGGAGTAAATAAGAAACCACAGTCGTTGACTTACCAGTCTGACGAGGCATCTTACAGATATTAAAACGATTCTTATGAAATCTTTTAATTAATTTTTCCTGAAACTTATATGGTCTGAATGGAACCAATCCCTCATCAAGACTGACTATTTTTACATACTTCTGTGTAAAATATAAAGGATCATTTTTGCATTTAACAAACTCTTCAATTTGCCTCGCAGAAAATTGAATCTTTGTATTTGCTTTTTTTAAATTTGGATTACCAAGATAAACATTATCAGACATAATTAAAACTTTTAACTTCTTCCAGCAAACACCAACGGTTGTGATGGATCTTTTTCGATAGGATTGTAATAGTATACCATAGCACCAGGATATACTTTATTAATCTCAAAAGTTACTTGTTCTTTCGTTGGTCGTGTAAATTGTGGAAAGAACATTTGTGTACTTAAAAGTCTTCCTTTCCAATTTAAAACGATTGAAAAAGTTCTACCTCTTTGTTGAACACGAAGATATGATGATTCATAAGTAAATGTCTTACCTTTAATTTTAGTATCATTTTCACCAGTTCTGCCTGGTCTCATCTTTCCGATTGGTATATTTCTTTTTGGCAATCCACCTTTACGAGTTCTTTTTAATGTAGCACCTCCACCACCTTTTGTTTGTGTAATTACTGCGTCCTGATCATATTTTTTACCCAATGCTTTGACTGCCTTTTTAAATTTTCTTTTACTCATTTTTCCACGATCTATGACGTGACTTCTCTCCTTGACTTTAGTAACCTTACCAGTTTTCTTATCTTTTTCATCATATCTACCAGTTACTTTAGTTGCACCTCGACCAAACTTACCACGAATGTCTTTATCTAATTGCTTTGCTCTTGCACGATTTTCTTTTGCAGATTTGTCAGCACGACTTCCAGAAAGAATAGCCATTCCTCCTTTATCGGATTTGCTTTTCAATCTTGTTAAACTACTTTCTTGTATAAATTCGTTGAACGACTTCATTCTTCTTCACTCTCCACTTTATTATTTATTATTCCTTTCTTCAATAATTTAGATAGTTCTGAAGTTGATCCAACAAATAAAGAATTGTTTACAGTTGTTGGCGATTTATTATCATCCTTTGTAAGTTCTTTTTTCTTTTGTTGAAGATCCATTAACTTATCTGTAGTATCTCCAACATTCTTAAGTAATTGACTAACCACTTCATATGCTCTTGGTTGTTGCCCTTCTTGTGCAACTTCTAAAATACTATCAAGTGCTTCTTGACCTTTTTCGATTAAAGAATATAAATTTCCTCTTGTATATTCATAGTCGATTGTTTCATCATCTTTTTTCTTTTTAATCTCACCTTTTTTTGGTGCCTTTGAATTTATTGGAGAATTAATTGCTTCTACTTCCAAAAATTCATCTATTTCGTCAAATTTACTCATACATCAACTCCTTTTGTTGGACTATAGATTTTTCCATCAGCAAAATCAAAACGTTGTTCACTAAATCCAAAGTCATCTCCAAGTTCAACTAGAGCATCGTCTGCAGCATTTACTGCATCAACATTTGTTCCACTTGTATGAGTATCTATAATTGTACGATCTTCACCACGTCTTACAGTTATCTTGTTACCATCAATTGCAGTTATATACATTAGTTCATTATCAATTGCAATATAAGTGGTTGTGGTGAGACTTGATGTATCTGATACCAAGAAACTCTTAACTTTTTTATCTATATTTTCAGCAAGAGATGTAACTCCATCATCATTATAATCTTTCAATGCTCTTGGTTCTGCAATATATCGAAGTTGTCTTGAAGATTCTTTTATATTTGTAGTATCTGTACTATAATCAACTTGAACTTTTTTGATTAATCCACTTGCAGAATCAGCGACAGGACCAAATAAGAACGTTTTAGCAGTAAATCCAAGAGTATGAATAATCACTCTCTTTTCATCCATACCACTTTCGTAATTATCTTCAAAATTTACTGAATCTAATACCATTGGTATGTCTCTTTTTTCTCCTATCGAAGAAACTAAATTTACAGTTAAATTAAATGATGGTTGGAAGAATGGTAATATCTGTTCAATAATTTGGAGAGAGTCTTCATTATATTGAGTCATCGCATACAACTTAAAACTTAAATTATAAGGAACTGGCATGAATACTTTCCTTGCACTTTTTGATCCATCAGTTGTAAATGCCTTAAATGTTTGCATTGTTGAAACTTTTCTTGTTGCATCATATGATATACCATCCATTTCAAATGATAAACGAGGTAAAGTTATTGCAACCCTATTCCTTAAATCTGGTCTTTGTTCTAATCTTGCAACAAATTTTTCTGTAGGACCATAAGCAATCGGAACCTTGACAGTAGAATGAGGTGCTCCTGATTGTGTTTTATGTTTAATTTGAATATTATTAAAAAGAGTACCAAAAGCTATGATAGTCTTTCTAATTATTTCGTGATAATAATATGTTCCCAACATGATTTTATATCATACTATCCAAACTATTTAGAAATCTCCGAAGGGATTGTCTTCAGAAAAGTCAATAATTGCATCTGCTTCTGTTTCTACAGTAAGATTATCTCCAAAAGTATCATCATCATTTTCATCTGTTTTACTTTGAATTACGTACTGTGAATCTGATCCATTCATTGTCGTGCCAACACCAACAACTGTTTCTCCAGTGAGGAAAGTTCCAGATGATGTTGTAACTTTAAGAACTCTTGTATCTCTATCCCAATCAGATACAACTGCAGTTGTTCCTGTAGAAACTCCTCTAACCATCTCCTTAAATAAGTAATCTCCTGTAGATAATCCTGCTTTTGTTGGAGAACTTATTGTTATTTCTGGAGCACTTCCTAGAGTATATCCAACACCAGCGTTTGTATACCTGATTACATTCAGTTCACCATTTGTATTCAAGAATGAAACCGCCTCTGCAAGTTCTCCAGTCCAAGTCTTAATACCAACTTCATTACTGATTGTAACTGTGGGTGGAGATGATGGATTATATCCACTTCCAGGATTGTTAATTGTTAGTCCAGTAACTTCTCCCCCAGAAATTGTAGCAGTTGCAATTGCTGTGACTCCACTTGAAGGAGCAGATATTGTAACAGTTGGAACTCCTGTATATCCAACACCAGGAGTGGTTATGGTTAATGCATTTATAACTGTTGATCCAGAGGAAACTGTCGCAGTTGCAGTTGCTCTTGAAGATGGTGGTGTAAATGTAACTGTTGGTGATAATTCAGATGGGAATGCATATCCACTACCTTGATTTGTGATAACTGGTGCTCCAATTGAAGTTGGTGATATTAGAGCAGTTGCTATTCCACCTGTTCCAAATGCATTTTGACTTCGAATTGTAATTGTAGGAACTTCCGTATATCCATATCCTGGATTTGTTATTTCAATTCGATCAATTGATTGTCCAGTTTGTCCACTTCGACTTGTCATGATTGCAACTGCAGTTGCATTAATACCACTAGTTGGTGCTGTAGCTATACCAATTAAAGGTGCAATCGTATATCCAGTTCCGTCATTTATTAGATCTATACGATTTACAGAATTTCCAGTTGGACCTGGAGGAACTAACTCCCTTGCTAATTGTGCAGTTGCTGTTGCTGCAACAGCGTCTACACCAACCATAGTAAGTTTAGTAGTAAATCCAAACTCTACAGCTGCTTTATCTACTGCTTCAATTCCAGTATCGATTTGCTCATCAAGAGCGTAATCCATTACTTCACAACTTAATGTATAAACATATAAGTTATTCAATTGATAAAATGGTTTTTTACCTTCAACATATTTTATTTCAAACATAGTATTATCTAAAGGTAAGTATATTAAATCTCCTTCCTCTGGTCTACTTGCCAATTGATATGCAGTATCAACAGTCAAGAAGGGACTGATGAAATCTTCATATCTTTCTTTTGATATTACAAATGATACCGCATCAGTTGTTTGAATACCAAACTTTGATAATACGTCTCCAGAACCTTCAAATCCTTCGTAATTAACCAGATATGCTTCCATTCGAAATGCATCATCAAATGTAGATGCAGTCACCTCTTTCATAATTGTATTTTTGTTTATAATTTTTCGAGGAAGATAAACTACATCTTGTCCATAAATTTTTAATTGTTCATTTATAAGATCTTGAACTAATCTCTGTTCACTTGATGATCCTTGAAGAAAATACGGAGAAAGTGGCATAACATTATCCTATTAGGTCAAGAGGTGGTAACTCGTATTCTGTCTTGAGTGAGTATTCAATTTCTTCAATTTCTTTAACAGCATCATCATATATCTGTCTTCCATTCAACTGAATTCCACCAGGCAACATTACACCCTGAAACTTAATTAAATTTTGTCCCCATTGTTTTTTAATCAAAGCAGTTAAGTATCTTTTTAACCAAAAATCATTATAAACATCAGTTGCAGTGCCAGGATCGACTAACCTGTAACAATCCAAAATAATAAAAGTATCAGCACTTATTTGATTCCAATCAATATCCATGTATAAATTATGCTGTTTTTTATTAAATCTGATTTGAGTATCTGGAGTTATAATACGACTTAAATCTTCCAAATATGTTTTCGTCATCGCATAATTCATAAGATCAAGTGCACCATAATAATAAAGATCATTTAAAAATATTTGATATTTGATATTAAATAAACCACTAGATATTGTGTTTTGATCCATTTTAAATACTTTTTCAACACCAATTACATGATCTGGGAGTTTTAAATAATTATTTGTTTCGAGAAAACTATCTGCGTTTCCAGATGAAGTAATACCGTTACTAATACCAGTTGTTGCTGATGTTGTAGTTGCTGTTGTTTTTGCTGTTGTAATATCATCTGCTGTTAACTTATGCTTTAAAAATACTCTTTCAATACCATCAAAATGTCTTTCTTGAAAATATTGAATTGCATCATCAGTTAGATCATCTATTTGATCATCATCTACGTTTATTTCCAAAACAGGATATCCCAGTCTTCTCAAACAGTAGTCTTTAAGTGTTGCTCTGGAATTAGGTTTACTCATTCTCTGTATCCTGATTTTCGTAATTACTTAATTTTTCTTGTAATATAGAATAATCTTTAGTTAAAGATTCAATTTTGGCTTCTAATAAAATGTTTTGATTAACTAATGTTGATAATTTTTGATGATATCGATTAATTAATATATTCACATCAACTTCACTATCCATAATTTAAAATTCACCTCCATCAATTGTCGAAGTCCAAGTAGGAACACCACTTGCATCAGTTGTCAAAATTGCATTTGATGTTGTGATTCCTGAAGCTGGTGCCACAGTTGATTTCTGTAATCCAGTTGCATCAAAGTAAACAACACCACTAGTTGAAAAATCTCCAGCTTGATAATATATTCCTTTAATATCTAGGAAACCTTTGGTTCCAGTTGCAACACTACCAGTGATATTAGCATCAGGAATATAAGTCCATCTTGAGTGAGTATCATCATATCCAAAGAATCCAGTTTTGATACCTGCGACTCCTGTGCTTGTATTATAGTTAAATGACACACCTCTATCGGTGTTAGTATCAAATGCATGAGTAATTGTTAACTGTGTTGTTGTACTAATACCATCATTAGTGCTTCCTGAAAAGGTAACGATTCCAACTTCTACATTATATTGAGTTATTGGAGTACCTGTGGGAGTAGGTAAAGACGGATGACCACTAATTAAATCTCCAGTATTAATTCCAACAAGTGAATCAAGTTTTACTGTTGATACTCCAGAAACAACTGGTGCAATGATTGTTCTTTGACTGGTTATGTCACCCAAATTAATCATTGAGTCGTTAACAGTCGCTGTTGTGGAATTTACGTTGGTTGTTGTTCCATCAACCTGAAGACTACCTTTAATAACAACTAATCCATCACTGTCTAATCCATCTGGATATGGATCGATGAATAGAGTATTTGATGCACCTGCTTTTGATGATATTACATTTGAAGATATTCCAATATTATCAATTACTATACCACCACCACCTTGAAATTCTACAGGAATATTATTGTATACCCATCCAGCACCTGTTACTTGAACTTTATCAGTGCCATTTTCATCATATTCAATTTTTGCATCTTTTCCATCACCAAAACTTAAAAAAGTATCATCTGGAATATTAATTTGTCCAGTTCCATTTGGATTTAAAACTATATCCCCATCTGTATTAGAAGAAGAAAAAGTGTTACCGTCTAAAGTTAAATTATCTACATTCCATTGATCAACCTTTCTGTTCTGATCTAAAATTACAGCAAAACCATTTGCAGCAGTTGTTGGGTTAACTTGACCTGCAACTAAACCTGGTGCAATACTTAACAAATCAGTAAAATATCTACCACCTATTTCTTGTGGATTATCTGAATTATCTCCTGCAAATAATCTACCACCTTTATTACCGTGAGTTCCAACTCCAATAGTGAGTCCTAATTCACCATAGTTTAAAGAACTTGGAGCACCCGTTCCTGTTGATCTTTTTACTCGTATAATACTGGCCATTTAGAAACTTCCCCCATTAATGTCTAAATTCTGTGTTACTCCTGGTGTCAATTCTAAAGTAGCTTCCCATTTTGACGTTCCTGAATTATATACAAGAACCATCCCATTTGCTAATCCCCCTGATATATCAATATCAGATAAACCACCTAATGTTCCTGAACCTCCACTTGAACTTGATAACACTTTTATAGCGTTTTGAGTTCCTAATTTAACTTGAGTTGCATCTTGTGAAACAACCCTTACATTAATGTCTGACATGTTTTTTAACGGGTAACTCCAGCAGTAACGATTGCACTACCACCGATGACTCTCGATTTAATTCCTGCATTACTTACTAACAAAATATCATAACTATACCTACCAGGTTTAATATCTTTTGTAGTTGCACTACCAAGAGATATCTTTAATTGACCCAATTGTGCATTTACAATGGAAACAGAAAAACTGGCTGTATCATTCAAAGAAGCAGGATGTTTTTTCATTTTTGCAGTTGCAGAATATCCACTTAAATTTAATGCAGAGTTATTAGAACCCTCAAGAGTAAAAATCTGATTAAAATCAGCTCCTGCATCAATTACGATATTGCTGATATATGCTGCCATTATTAAATTTAATAGAATCTATCTTGATATATTTATAATTCAATTTTGTACGATTGATTTTAAAAGTTCTTTTAATTCCTTTAATTCTTGTTTAACTTCACTTAAATCAATTTTTACCTGATTGAACTCTTGTTTCTCTTTGTACTTTATTTTTGATAAATTATTAAATTTGTCAAATTCACTTTTATTTCGATTTACAATAGCATCAGATGTTATATCTCTAACTAAAGAAACATCAGACTTGACTTTTATAAAATTGTTTTTCATTAATCTACATCAAATGAACGTAAAGCAATTGCTCTAAAGTTTTTAAATCTTGGTGCATTTGCCTGATTTTTAGATGTCATAATAACTTTAATGGTAAAGGAAGTAAATTGTGGTAGATTTTCTGCAGTATACTTATACTCACTAAATCCGTTATACTTAATATTTGGATCTACAAAAGTATCTGGAGAACCATCTAAATTAAATGGATTATATACTTGTTTTTCAGGAAGATCGCTTCTGTGTAATTTATAGAAGACACGGAAGTCTGAATCATCATCTTTATGACCATCAAACTGAACATATAATGAATTTGATGGGAACTCTAAATTAATTCTATTGGTAATGTATACAGCACTATTTGGTTCTTCTCCTTGAACTCTTGATCTTCTATCTTCTGTATAGTTTTCAACTTGATCATCAACCAAATTACTTATAAGTATAATATTTGGTGTATTTAAGTCAATCATCGGAGAAACATCTGGTTTTGAAGAAGAAAGAACTAATTCTAGGGCAAATGAGTTTTCGTTGTTTAATAAATTCAACTCATTTACTTTAGATGCAACTATTCTTGGATCTTCTAAAATATTCAATTTGTTAAGAGTTATATCTTCATAACCTCTATCGGCAAATGATGCTTCTGTTCCACTTACACTGCTTCCTGATGTTGTTTTAATTCTTGCAGAAACTGAAGTTCCAGTTGGGTTTATCATTGTAACTCTTGGATCAATTGCTTCGAAAGGAATGTTTTGAGATACTCTTAACCTACTTCCTCCACCTGCTTTTGTTCTTGTAAATGGTAAGGAATTTCCTTGGTAATTAGTAGTATCATCTAATTTGACATAGTAACCATTAAATGTACGATCTCTTGAACCATCAATATTATGAATTTTATTAATTTTTCTTAAAGAAACTCCATTAAATTCATATTTACTAATTTTTCTCTTTCCTGCCTTATGTGTCGATACTAAACTCGAATCAACTCCTCTTTCAGAAATTCCATTGATAACATTTCCTGATACAGGTCCATGGTATCCAATAATTTCTTTTCCAACTTGTAGGTATCCTGTATTTGCAGTGCCTACAGCAGTGCCTTCAAAAGTATTAAGTCCTGTTGCATCCTCAACAGTTATAGTAGTTGAATCAAATAATATATCTTCTGATATATCTGTTGCCTTGTTATCACTTATAAAGTTTTTAATTTCAAGTTTATTATTTGATCCATGCATTCCATGATTTCTATGATCAAATTCCATTGTAAATCCATCTTTAATTGGATCTGATACTACAGAGTTTATTTTATTTACAGCAATATTTGTATTGGTTCCATCACTTGCAATATGCACAATTCCACTACTGGAAACAAAGTTATTATCTACCTGATCAACTACCAAATAGTTTGGATGACTTACAGAATCAACAAATGCCCTTACAGTAGATCCTGTATTTCCTACTTTATCAAAAACTAATGCATCTCCAACTTGATAACCTGTACCTCCATTCGTGATATTAATAGAATTTACAGAAGGTGGTGTACCACTAACAGTCACAGTTGCTTCAAGTCCAGTTCCAATTCCCGTTACTGAACTGGCACCAATACCAGTAAATGTACCATTTGTTAAACCAATACCAGTGTTTCCTTCAAATGTTAATCCAGATGTACTCTCTGTAACAGAAGAACCAATTGATACAATTCGACCAGTATGAGTTACAGATGCAACTGTTTGTGTTATTTCATTTCCTTTAACAAATGTTGGTGTAGCTGCACCTTTAATTGAAATTCTTTGTGTTTTAGAATATGCGGTTACTGGATTTTTCTTTCTAATTTGACCAAAATTTAATTTATTATTATAGAATATGAAACTTGATGGTGTATTAGTTACAAATTTTGCTTTATTTAAGGTAAATTTTAAATCTTCAAATTGACTTGGTGTCCAAGTTGATTGGTTTTGTGATTTAAATAAAGATCCCAAATATGGTTGTTGATTACTTATTGCTTCTAAAATAAGATCTTCCTCACCCATGCGAGTTATAAAATGATTATACTTTTCTGTTGGTGCAATTAAAACTAATGCATACTCTTTTCCAGATTTTAAGTAAACAGGAGTTGGGAATTTGAAAGGTGTAGGGACACTACTATCATCTGATAATTTAACATCATCTGGATCAATATTCATTTCACCAAATGGAACTATAGTTGTTGTAGGAGATCCGTCTCTCATAGTTCTGATTTGAACGGTAACAGGAACATTATCATCTTTAGTTTTAAAGTATAAATTACCACCAGTCACAAAAATACCATCTTGGTATTTTGATTCTACTAAAAATGATTGTGCTAATGGATCATACCAGTCAGTATCTTCTTCTCTTCTTTGTGTTGATTCTTCTTTAGCTCTAATATCTTCTGTGATTCTAGAAACAATTCTTGGATCTCCAATTTGTTTTCTTTCAATATTTGCTCCCTTGATTGATAAAATTTGTTCTTGAGTTATTTCTGCAATTCCAGATGCTTTATATGTTGCTTCTGCAGAACACTCACCAGGATCTAATTTACTTGCATTAGTAGGACTAGTGGTCAATCTAATAGTATTAGTTCCAGTAGTAAATTTAGGATTACTTTGAACTTTTGGATCAGGTATATGTAATGAGAATGTCAATGCTCCTTTTTCATCAGTAACTAGAGAAAGATCACTAATATCTGCTTCTGCATTTCCGTTTTGTGATGATAGAGTCATTCCCTTTCTAACCCATCCTAACTGATCTGGTTCTACTTCTAATGATAATCCAGCAGTATCTATATTTAAAATAGTGCTACTACTAGAATAGCTACCAGATAAAGCAGATTTTGTATAAGGGTCATTCTTATATGTCTCTGTTGGAGCATTAAAAGGTCCTGTTTTGTGATTTTCTGCTGCAACTCTGAACATTATGTCTGGAACTTCAGCGAAACCACGAAGATTAGTTACCTCTATAGAACTTTCTACAATATCACCAGTTGTAAATGTTCCTCTTGTCATCGAAACTTGTAAAAGTTTAGGAACACAATATGATGTAATATCTACGTTATCCATAAAAACATAGAATTTTGTATTTGGTTTTAATCTTGTAGAAGTGACTTCAATATTTCTTGACCTACAGTTATAGATAATTTCTGTTCCTATAACCTTTTTACCTAAATTAATTGTTTGATATTCGGGAGTAACTTCAATTCCAAACTCTCTTTCTTCACCCTCTTCTTTAAAGGTTCTTTTTTCATCAAATTTAGTGTTAGTGGTTGTGGTTGTAATTCTTCTTACACCTCCGTCTATAGGTTGGTTTTCTGTATTAACATTTACCGTTCTCTTAACATTGAGACGTTCTGTTTTAATTAATTCTTCTCTTCCACTCCATGTTACTTCATGAGAGTTCCAGAAACTTGATGCCATTCCACCATTTTCACGATCTTCCAATCCATACATATCAGCCATCGCATCCCACGCAGAGGTATCCTCAAAGACTTCAGGAGTGCCTAAAGGAATTTCTTCTATCCAATAGTCAACTGATGGTTCTAGAGCGACACTACCAGCATATAGAGCAATATGGTAGGGGTTTAGGTTCTCAACCCTAGTTGCAAAGGGTTGATTTACAAATTCTACTTCATCATATTTTAAAGTTAGACCTTGAGCATTTCGTGTAATATTTGAATCTTGGAAGTCTGTTATCCATGCATAGTCAGCATTAACTGGATCTGCTTTTGAAGATTTTGTTTCAATTTTAAGACTAACAGTTCTTTCTGTTGATTTTGGTCTACATTCACCAGTTTCCCTATCAATATCAAAATTTCTTTCTCCTCGATTCATACTAGATTTTTTATGACTTGTAAAATTGTCTACAAAAAATCCAGATTTAAATTTATCAAGTCCTGTATTTGGATCTTTAATTGAAAGATTTTTAGTATCTGTTTCTAGAAGAGATAATGTTGTATATTCTTCAAGTGTTTTTATTCTATGTTCTAAACCATTTATATCTTTCATTGTATATCTCTTATGAGATTTTAATGCAGTTCTTGTATCGGTTGATGCATCTAAGAGATATGGTGGTAAAGTTATTGTACCAATTTCAAACGCTTCTGGATTTTTTTCTGGTGGTTTTGGAAATCTTGAAGGTGTTCCCTCATCTACATCAAAAAGTCCATCTTTTGTTAAGTATAATCTATCAATTCTACCCAAATAGTAAGAATAATCAACAACAACACTTTGATTAGAAACTAATGATTCAGTTTCAGATGCACTAAAATCTCTACTACCAAATTCAAATGGAGATTTTGTACTAGATGTATCATATGGTGCAACTCTTGGTCTTAAATCAATAACATCAGATGCTCTTTTTCCATCAATGGTTGGAATTTCATTAGAATAATCTAAAGTATTATAACTATTAATTGATTCTACAGTACCATTAGTAGTAATTCCGCTTCGACTATAGTGATCAAATATAATTTTTATTCTTCTATTTGGTATAGTTGCATTTTTTTCTCGAATTATTCTTCCATAATCAGCAAATTCTTTTCTTTGACCATTATCTAAAATAAAATTATCAATAATACTCGCATCACCAGCGTTTAATTTAGAAATAGTTGCAATAATACCTGAAATTTGTAGAGTTATTAATTCATCAACTTCAAATGTTTTATCATTTTCATATACAAATTTTATTTTAGTATCATTTGTAACATCAGTTACACGGGCAACAGCACCAGATTCTCCTCCAATTATTTGTTCACCAACAATTACGTTATTCATAAATCCCTCTGATTGTGAAGATACTACGAAGAATGGTTCATTTGGATCATTATTATCATCAGATTCAAAAATACCTAAAATTCGATGTATTTCAGGAACATCTAAAGATATCTCTTCATCCTGAACTCTTGTACCATAAACTTTACTAAAAGTTAAACCATCATTCAGAGTTGTTGTTGTGACACCAGAAGAAGTATCATTTGATCTGTTGATTATTAAACTTGAACAGCGAGTTATACTTTTTGCAATAGATGCAAATTTAGTTCTTTTAACAGTAGCAGTCACAGTAACATTTCCTGTTACTCCAAGTGAATTGATTTTTAGAGTGCGATTGTTATTACTAAATTCAAATTGTGGTTCCCTTAATGTTATTCTATTTCCAGTACTATCTTCTGTTACAACATAATTTGATATTGAAAACGGTTCAAAAAATAAATTATCACCATGAGATGAAAGTTCTAAAACTGCTTGCTCTCCACTCGCATTTACTTTAAATATTTTTCTTGTTATATAATTACTATCTAAAAGATTTAAAGATGCAATATTATCTTCTTTAAATGGAATTAAAAATCCAGGATTACTTCCTTTACTTAAAAATGGAACACGAACCACAATATCAGTTGGTGAAGCACCACCAGAAGCAACAACTCCTCCACCATCACATATACCAGTAACAGTCGCAATACCAGAAATTGTAAAATTACTTGATCCAACATTAACTACTTGGTTAAAAGTAGGAACATTATTTGTAAGGTTTGCACCTGAACTATAACTAATAATATCACCAACTTTAATTAGTGATCTAAAATCTGAAACAGAAGGTCCTGTTACTGTTGAAATACCAGCATGTTCTGCAGTAATCTGAAACTCTGCACCTGTCTGAAATACCTGTTTACCATGACTTAATTCTAAATCAGCAGCAAAACTAGTAGCACCGACACCAGTAAGTTCAATTCCTCTATCACTATGAATCGCTTTTATATCAGTAAATTCAAAATCACTAACAGTTCCAATATTACTTCCAACTTCAATTCCATTTACAAGAATTGGTTCATTTATTTGAAACTCTCCACTTACATCAGTTAAAGTTAAAACAGATCCAGTTCCTGTTTGTTCATTGACAAATCCAGCAGAACCACTAAATTTACCCTCTATATGATCTCCAACAACAGCAGAACTTGTTGATGCTAATGAAACTTTTGTAAAAGTCTCAATATCAAATAATCTTAATTGATAGTTTGTTCCTGTATATTGATTAAAATCATAAACTCTTGCTTTTCCAATTTTATTTCCAGTTAGGTCTCTTTGTTGTGCTGCTGTAAGTCTTTTGTCTAATAAATGTACAAATGTACTAAAACCAATCTGCGGAGTTCCAAAAATATTATTTACCACAACGATATTTCCAATTTTAATTGGAAGTGTAACGTCATCTATTGATTTTGTTGTTCTTGGTTTTGGTAAATCAATTGATGTTGTTGATGTTTTTTCAATTTCGTATCCACGAACATATGCTTTTCCTTCAGATATTTGAAGTGTGAATAAATTATCAGATGGAGTATTTCCATTTTGAGTAATTTGGTTGGAGAAATATAATCCTCTATTTGCAATTCGATTGTTTAATGTTTCTCTAATATCGACTGAAAATGGTTCGATATAATAATCACCAGATTCATCATAAGTTCTTCTAGCTAATTCATCTTTAAATACATTGTATTCTGTTTTTTTAACTTGCTCTTTTGTAATACCGTCTTCAATACGAATTAATTCTACAAAATCAGAATCATCATTATCTGTTAATAATTTTTTAGATAATACTGCGGATATTTTGAATCTATCTGCACCAGGAGCAGTTTCATTTGAGTATCCCTTTGCATTATCAAATAAATCTGAATTTAATGATGAAGCAGACACTAATTCTTCTTTAATTGTTAATCCAACTTTGTAACTTGGTTGATTTGTGTATTGATCTAAAATTACAGTTGAAGATGGAACTTGTACAAAATATCCCCTAATAAAGAAAATTCCTTCACTTATTGATGCTGATGAACCTGTTTTAACTGAATCTGATATAATTGTTCTTGCAAAAGTGCTATTTGCAGTTATTCGGGTGTTTGAATATTCAATGTCAGATAAAGTAATTAAATTTTCTCCATCTAAAAATTTTTTAGTTACTCCATCATCACCAGATGCTGTATATTTTAAATATAAAGTATCAAATTGATCTATAGATTCAATATCAGTAATTCTATTAACTACAGTCGCTTTAACTCCAGATATTTCACCTTGTATTTCTATTTTATTATCTGCCAAATATTTTGTATACTCTTTTACTGGCACATTAAGGAAAAAGGGATCTATTCTAACAGCAAAATAACTTAAATCAACAATGGTTCCACCAGGAATAACCATTGAACCTTCTTTGAAAAAATGTTGTCCAAATTTTTCAATTTGTTCATGAAGAATTGACTGTAAAGTAGTTAATTCTCTAGATTGTATTGGATATCCTGGTTTAAATAAAACCTTTCTATAATTTTTACTTGCGTCAAAATCATCATAGTAAGGTGCTATATTTAAGTTTGTGACTTGGGACATTTTTTAAAACTCTATTACGATTTTAATTTCTTCTTTTTGAGTAGAAGATCTTGTAACTTTATTACGGTTATCAATATAGATAACTTCTCCAGAATATTTTTTAATTTCTGGTTTTGCTATTCCATTAACAAAAGAAACACCAACATTCACATCACCAACATTAGAAAGATTAAAAGAAGTATCTACTTCTAATGGAGTAGCAACGCTATCTCCGCTATTATTTGATCCTCCCTCAATTTTAGTTCCACTTACAGAAGCAAAATCTAACAATCTATTACCAGAACTAGATAATGTTGATAAACCAACTGGTTGATAATATCTTAAAATATTAGTAAGTTTATCATATGAAGCAACTAAACCAACCGCTTTTTCAGAATCTGATATGTCTTGATATATGTAGGAATTTATTGGATATTTAGTTAGAGTGTTATCACCTAGTAATTTTATTGCTCCAAGAGTTGTTGCAGTTGTAGTATCTATTAGAACTGAAGATGATCCAGTTGCATCTTGTTTGATTGGATTTTTGATAATACCAACTCTGGAAAAATTATTTGATGTAATGTAATCTGGTAAATCATCCTTTGTATCATCAAATTTAGAGTGTATAAGAACTCTATAAGCTCCCAACTCTCTGTATATATCTGCTCCATGACCACCCTGTGGTGGTATTATAACTTCAAATTTTGCCTCATTAGGTGAATTTGGAGGTAAATTAACTTTACCTGTTTTAACAGATGCACTATTTAATTCAAGATGAGCACACGTATAACCACTTCCACCATTTGATACATCAACTGAAGTGACAAATCCTCCAGCTATGGTGACTGATGCAGTTCCACCCTCACCATCACCATATATTGGAACATTTGGAATAACTGTGTTACTCGTACCATCAATTCCACTAATCTCATTTTCATATGAATAATTTTGACCAGCGTTTGTTACTAATATTGTTTCTATTTTTCCATCAACAGCAGCGTTTTTGACATCAATAGTGTTACTGTCACCCCATGATTCTGGAACTGGAATAAAATCATCCGTTGCAAATTTGATTACATCTGCTGGTTTTATTGTGTATAAGTACTTCCACAAGTAACCATCACTTCCATCTCCAGCTGGACGAGGGGATAAATCTACGTGTGTTGGTTGACTCGTAGATTTCTCAACCGTCATAACTCCTGCAGTATCTGGTTTAGATCCGTTATTAATGCAAATATAAACTTTAAATTCATCAGTTATAACATAAAATTTAGAATCATATAAATTTGTAGCACCATTTACGCTTGCTACGTTATCAATATCAATATTATGTTTATACATATCATAACTTTCTCCAGCAGTCCAAACTCTGTTTGGTATGACTCTTCTTACATCAGAAGCTGTTATTCTTTTTGCAAATAACATACTATCATGGTATGAGTTTTCTTGCTCGAAAGAATCTTTTGGAGCAATAGGTTCATTTCCAGTTGTTACAGTTCTATAATTTTTAAGTGGTTTACTTCCACCATCTGTTGAAGATTGATTTGGTTCTGGATGTGCTAAAAAAGCATAGTAGTATGATGTAGTGCCGATACCAGAAAAACTCTGAATAAAAGTTTCAGCATTCCCTATTCTAAATTGATCTGTTATTATTGCTGGCATTTTCTTTTAGTAGTCAGTTTCATTTTTGATTATTTATACTCGAAATTAATAAACCGATTTTAGTTGACGTGTTCTACGAATATGAGCAGAAGTCTCAATACCTAAAACACCATTTTGATTATAAAATTCAAATTCATTTCCACTTCTAATTCCTGGTATTGAAATAGTTCCCCAACTATAATTACCAATAACACCAACTGTTGTTCCAATTCCAGCATTTGTATTGATTCCAGATAATGCTGTGTTTATATTACAAGTAATTCTTCTAATAGTTGAACCAGCACCTACATCTACGTAATGACCGACCTGATATACGTTATCAGCAAAAGAATTTCCAACAGAAACAATTTTACTAGTATGAGTTCCAATTGATACTATACCATCACCAAAGGTTGTTCCCTTAATTACAATATATTGACCAGTAACAATTCCAGATCTAGTAGAAGGTGCACCTGGTAATTGTTGAGTTGTGTGTAAATCAAAAATCAATGCAGGAGAATCTTCAGTAGTTATTCCAGAATTGCTTCCCTTATCTGTGGTTCCAATTCCAATAATTGTACCTCTATCACCATTGTAAGCAATGTTTGAAAATGATTCCTCTATTGATTTTGGTAATTCAATACTAACTAAAGGAGTAAACGTATAACCTACACCAGGACTTGTAATAGTAATTCCTGTAACAGTTCCATCGGAGTCTATAGTAGCAGTTGCTGTTGCTCTGTTACTTGTTTTATCAAAATATTTTTCAGTTCCAACGCCAGATACTTGATATGAGAACAATTCAGTTGGTGGTTCAATAGAAACTTTTGGAGCAGTTGTGTATCCAAAACCAGCATTTGTCACAGTAATTTGAGTAACTTCTTTATTTGTTGCGTTTATGGTAGCTGTTGCTTCAGCAACTTTTGATCCATCTTGACTAATTATTTTGATTGAGCTATTAGTTCCAGGTAAATCATCAATACCACCAAATGATATTACATCCTGAACACTAAAGGCAGTATCATTAGCACCAACTGGTGCAATAATATTGGTTGCTGGATATAATTGTCCAGTATTTAAATTCCTATCTTTTGGTATTTTCTCTCCATCGATAATTCTATCAGCAGTTTGTTTCTTCCATCTTACTGGTCTTTCATAATCTGCATCATCTGATATTCCAGGTCCTGTATAAGTTTGGGTATCAACAACAGTTGCAGAAGTTATTTCGTATATAACTCTCGGATCTTGAACTGGATATTGGAAGAAGTCTAGTTGACCTTCATCAAGGTCTGGAGTTGATGGATCATTAACACGTTTTCCTTCAACAAATTTATCTAATGTTAATGTATCACCTGGTTTAATTGTTTCATCAACCTCAATTACTTCTACATCTGTTTCAGACCCTTTATAGAAATATAATTTAAAATTACTTCCTGCTTTTGGTGCTTCTGTAAATTTAAATCTAGTTCCTCCTTCAAATTCATAATCAATTCCTGGTTTCTGCAAAATATCATTTACAAAAACTAAAAGATTATTTTGTAGAATAATACCAGAACCTTCTTTGGCAACAATACTGAAATACTCTTTTTCTTCTTTTGTTCTAGTAAGTAAAAATGTTCTCTTAAATCCATTAAAGAACTGACTAAAATCATCTATTTCAATCAACTCACCAAAAGTAAATCCAGAGAATTTATCTTGATATCTACTCTTAACTGTAATATTAAACGCACTCGTTCCTATTCCAACTTGAACTGGTAAACCATGAAGGGATAGATTATCTCCTATTTCATATCCAGTTCCACGATCAGCAATATTAAAATCAATTATACTTCCACCAGTTCCAACAACAACATCCATTTTTGCACCAGAACCACTTCCTCCAATTAAAGGCATATCTTTATATGGAGTAGGTTCATCTATTATGATGAATGGATTATCCTTTGTTGCAGTATAACCAGTTCCTGGATTGACAACGTTAATTGCTGTTATTGTACCTGCTGCACTTACCACTGAAGTAAACGCAGCACCAACTCCAGCACCAGCACCTACATTCACTATAATTGTATTTGTTGTTGCACTTTCAATATTAAGATTAGCATTGTACGCTGGATCAGTTGTTCTTGGATATGATTTTTCTTTTTTGTATCCATCTCTTGAGCATGTAAAGAATAAAGAATTAGTTACAATTTGAATGGTATTACTTGTTGTCAAACCGTGATTTGGAATTACTAATAATAACTTTCCAGTAAATGAATCATATTCAGCAAATGTAGGTGTTTTATCGGAACCACTATTTGGACTTATTGAATTAGGTAATGCTTCAATAAATTTATGAGTATAATTTGCATAGGATACACCAATTGAAACTCTTGGTGAACTTATGTATCCTTGACCATGAGTTGATATTGATACTGATGCGATTGTTCCACCAGCACCAATATTAGCATAAGCAAGAGCACGAGTTGGAACTTGATATCCAGATCCAACGCCAACTAAAAATTCATTAATTCTTCCACCCCTCGGAATATCAGTTGTATCACTAGCAATATCTGGATTTGCAAGGAATTGTATTGTTGTACCACCTCCAACAGGAGCTTGAAGTCTATAGTCAGATGCTCTTATTGATCCAACATCACCAAGAAATGGTTTTTGGAATATGTTATTAACTAGTATTGCTCCACCATAAGTATCGATTCCAACGGGAAGAAGTGAACCATTTTCTCTTATAGTAAATAATTTAGTTGTTCCATCAAAATCATCAGATATATCATCAATAATTCTATTCATACTTGCAACTCGACCTTCAGCAATGTCATTCTTTCTAAAGAAAACTCTTCCACTAAAAGAAGATCTAGTAGTTAAAGATCCAATTCCAGCTGGTCCATATGGTGCATCAGAAAAGTAAATATTTCCTTTTGATATTCTATAATCACCATATAATTCAGTGACACCATTACCCACTGTATGTGCTGCAGCAACAGTTCCCATATATCCACGAGTAACATTAACAGAATTAGTAAATCCAATTCCAACTAAACCAGTATATAATAATTCATCATTAATTTTTAAAAGAGAATTTCCTGATACTTTAGATATATCATTTAAGAAAATTTGAGTAGATCCAATACCAACACTAGTTGACAACCCAAGAACCGTTAATTTTTTACCAAGAGGACTTTGTATTACATTATCGACTGTAATTAAAGATCTTATACTTGCTTCTCTTGAATTTACAGATAAAGTATGTTGAGTTCCAATTCCAGTAACACTATAAAATGTAACAGCTGATCCAACAGCAGTTTCTGAAGATTTAATTACTAATGAAAAAATATTATTATTTTTAACATTAGCAAAAACTTTTGATGGTAATATACTTGTTTCAGCAATTCCAGGTGCTGTTGTTGTAACAATTCCAATACTTCCAGTATCTGGAGTATATTCCAATTCTTCACCGTCAATAAAACCATGATCTAAAAGCAGGATATCACTTTGACCAACACTCAAATCTGTGGGATTGAATACTTGATGTAATAAATTTTTACCGTTTGATTTGATAGCAAAAGTTGTTAATCCAACTAATTGTCCAGTTACTGTGCTAAATCCAGTAAACTGGTTGCTTATATCATCTATCATTAGAACTTTATTTGTTCTAGCTTCAATGTAATCAGTTAATTTTTTGTTTTTGAAATTAACTTCTCTAGCTATTTCAGTTCCTAAAGTTTCCTCTTCGGATACAAAATCATAATCAAATTGTTCATGAACAGATGCAAAACTATCAATTTCAACTTTAAAGAGAATATCTGTTTTTGGTTTTGTGGAAATCCCAACATAAGTATCTGATACAATTTCATAATCTGAAAAATTCTTATATCCAGCTATGTGCCCTAAACTATTGACTGGTTCTTTCCATGTATCTAAATCTACTTCACTCCTTAATGCATATGAAAATTTTTGATAGTAATCATTATCATGCAATCTTTCATAGTTGAAATTAGGTTTATTTTTATCACTTTTCCAAAAACCTAAAGATTCTGCAAAAACGTCTACATCTAGATTAAAATCATACACATTAAAGTCACTAATTTTTGCTTTTTGACTATTAACAGAACCTATTATTTCATCTCCTTTACTAATATCTCCTACCACATTAGTAACTTTTAAAGTTTTAGATTTAGGATTCCAACCATTTTCGGATACAACTGCACTTGCATTTCCATTACCGATAGTTATTACTTCACCATCTACATATGTAACATTTATAAATTCTGGATCAAAACTTGCCAAATTACTTGCTTTTATAACTCTTCCAAATAGATACCTACCATCAAAATTTCCAGCTTCAGTAGCAGTTGTCAATCCAGATATGGAATATGTAACACTAGGGTTTGCAGATGCACTTCCATCACTCACAGCTATAACTTTAAAAAACTGATAATCATAATCACTTGAATTGTAACCAGCTAAAGTTGTTGTTCCTGCTCCTATACCTTCTTCAATAAGTTTTATCTGTACATTTTCTACAAAAATTTCATCTCCAACCGAAAATGGATTTCCACCTGTAAATCCACCTAATGGTGCTTTCAAATCTAATGTTAAATTTTTATTGGAAGAAGTTGCAGATATTACACCAACTCCATTTGAGTTAAAAGTTGGTACAATTTTCAAAGTCTCTTCTAAACCACTATCATTTGATATAATATCAACTAAAGATACAGAATTTCCATCAATAGTTGTTTTTGTGGTTATATTATCATTACCCACACCGATTACTTTTGGTGGTGTTGTGTAATTTATTCCACCAGTAGAAATTCCTATAGATTTCAGCGTTAATGTATTTTTTAAATCTAAAACAGCGTAGGTATCTGCTTTTGGTTTCAAAGACTTATTAATTGGAAATTCCCACCCTTGAAAAATAACTTCTGTGTCTTCTATTTTTGCAATATTATCTGACAATATTGAAATTACACCATTAACTCCAGTTGTAGTTCCAATTGATATAACCGATGGTATTTCATTTGTATTTTTTCCAAAATTTATAATATCAATTTTACTAATTGATCCTTCTTCATTTCTAGAATTTGTAGAATAAGTAGCAGTGCTAAATCCAGAAGTTTCATAAGAACTATAAGATGTTGTTTCCGCACTTCCTACTGTAGAATTGAATGTTATAGTTGTGCTTCCGACTCCAGAAACTGTTTGAAGTTTATTAAATTTGGATTGAACAATATTAATTAATGAATTATCTTTAATATCGGTGTTTATAAAATTATCTAATATCAAATTGCTTTCTACTTTATAATAAAGTTTTTCTAATTGTGTGTCTTCCGTCTTAATGTTAATTAAAGAACCAGATTCTCCAATTTCTCCCACTTTTTCTATAAAATCCGAACCAATCTTATTTTTAAAATTATTAGAATTATAAAAATTAATATCTAACGTTTGTTCATTATCAATTTTAAAATCAGATACATCAATTTCAAGTTTATTTCCTTTAGTTATTTCAATTTTAGGATTAACTTTTGATAAAGTATGATTGATAGTATCAATTCCTGAAGTTGTAATACCTATCGATTCGTAATTTGAATTAGTTGCTTTTTTATATGTTTCTGCTAATTTTATAGTATCATCTGTTATTTTAATAGCATAATAAATTTTGTTAATTTCTAATCCTCCAGCTGGAGTTAAACCTATTCCTACATCATAGACAACACCATCTCCAGTTTCAAGTCCATGATTATCAATTTTAATTGTTGACAATGTTGGCACTATACCAAGATCGGTAGTGGTTCCAGCACCTATTGTCAAAACTCGAAAATGTTTATTGAAATTAAATTTAACTTTTTCAGTTCTATTTGGAGAAATATTCAAACGTATTGTATCGTTTGTGGAAATACTATGACTCGTTCCAAGTGTGACTAATCCATTTGTTCTTTTTGCATTACCAGTTAATATATTATTATTAGTTTTAATTTTAACATTTTTCCCAAACAAATCATTAGTCTCAACGCTCTTATAATAAACGTAAGATGTCAAAAATCCTACTTTTTGTGTAGAAAGACCAATATAATTATTATTAATTTTGACGCAGTATAATGGGTTAAATGTTGATAAATTAAAATCAGGAGTTAAAGAGGCATTAGGTGATGCAATAATAGTTCCACCAATGGAAACCAAAGATACTTTATCTCCATTTTTAAAATTATGATCTGGAATATAAATTGCCCTTGGTGGAATTGATTTAGTAATATTGCTACTTCCTGCAGTTCCAACTATCACACTAGTATATGATGCACCGATTCCAATAGAATTAGTAACATCAATATAAGCTATTTTTTCCTCATCTATATTTGTGTCTTTTATTTTTTTACCAGGAACTTTAAAGGTAAAAGATTTTTCTAGTCTTGTGACTGTGCTGTCAACAGAATGTGCACTTCCTGTTGAATTGTCATGCACCCTTGAAACTGCATATTGATTATTAAATTTATCCAATCCAAGTATTAGTAATTTTTCATTATTAATTTGAATAACATCATTTACCTTAAATTTACCACTACTTGCAGGAGCATCTAAACTAATAAATGTAGACAATCCTGTACCACCACTTCCATCTGTATTAGCAATTGCAACAGATACAAATGATGTTGTGCTGTCAATCCCTATTTTTTGAATACCTTGGATACCGTAGTAAAGAGATGATGTTATTCCTGAAATATCAACAAAATCATTATTAGAAAAATTATGTAATGTGTCGCTAGAGGCAGTTATAATATTATCTTTAACACTAAAATTTAAATTATTAACAGTTAACTCAACTGATTCAACTTTTATTATTTCCTTTCCAGATATCTCCCCAACAAAAGCATCTACAGAACTATCATTCAAGTTAATTGAATCTCCAACTTTGTAATTTTGACCTGATTCAAAAGTTGTAATATCATTTATTTTTCCTGGTAAACAAGAAGTAACTTTAAATTGATGATTTGTCGTTAAAGGTTCAAGTAAAGGAGAATATTCTCTAAATTGTTCGTCTAATCCTAATGGTAATACATTTCTCTTATAATCACCAGAATTTATAATTTCATTAGTTTGTTGGAAATTTATATCATAATTAACAGAATCAGTTTTGTTTTTGTGCATTAATGTGGTGTATGGAAACTGATATTCAGAATTATTAGAAACTTTTGTTACAAAGTAAGCATATGTTCCATTTGGGTAATCAGGAGTTATTCCAAATCTACCATTAAATCTATCTAAATGAGTATTATCAATAGGTTGGTACTGATAATCTTCACTAAAATAACCATCTTCCATTTCTGAAGATTGGGGTCTTAATGATGGATCTGTAATTACATTTAATCTATAACCTGATTTTATTTTACTAATTTCATTAGCACCACTGATAGGATTTTTATAACCATATGGACCATATATTGGATTTCCATCATAAGCCCAACCAAGTATGGGTGAATGAGTTAAAGCATCACCGCTTTGTTCATTGTTATCTGTTGTTATGTTATCGTTTAAAGTTTTTCTATAATCTATTCCTGCGTAAAATGTAACTATTTTATTTTGTAATTTTACTCTAGAAGTAACTTGAGTAGTATCTTTGAAAGTAGTATCACCCAATATAGTTTTATATCTCTTTACTGCATTTAAATTCCATTTATGTACATTTGCTTTTAATCTACAGTCAACTCCTGTAGGGACTACATTTACAACTGTTTCTTTAGTATTATCTGGATAGTCTTTTCCACCATCAATTACAGTAACGGATGTTATGTTTCCATTTGAAACATTTGCCCTTAATTTAGCATATTTTCCAGATGTAGTTCCAAGACCTACAACATTTAATGTTGGTGGGGATGTGTAACCAGAACCGCTAATACCAATTCCAACACTTAATATTTTTCCATTACTAATGTTTAAATTTAACTCTGCACCTTTTCCACTATCTAATTGTAATTCTGGTGAAATATTGTAATTAAAAATACTTTGTGTTCCAAATCCACCACCACCGTTTTGAATAAACACATTATCTAAAGATCCAAGAACCACTGGATACGCAATGGCATTATAGTAAGATGGGATTGTTAAACTACTATCTCCAGTGTTTACATTTCCCTTTATGTTAACAGTAATATCTTGATATTTAAAAGTATGTGTTCCTACACCAACACTACCCAAGTCCACATAAATTTTTTCATCATATTTTTTAGAATTAGTGTTTTCAATCAATTCAACTTTAAAATTACTTACGTTAACTGTAATATTATTAGCATAAAATATAAATTCATCTTCATTTTCAGTAAGAGCAATAAATTCGCCAGTAAGGACTCCAGTTGGAGCAGTATTAGTACCTGTACCATCATCTTCCCAATGACTAAAAATAGTTTTTGTTGATTCTATTCCTTGAGATAAAACTCTATGATTAAAACCTCCTGGTGGATCTAATGCTGCATTCTTATCGACTGTTATTGATATTTTGTATTTTGAACCAACAATTAAGTTTCTTAATTGTATTCCAACAAAACCATTATCAGTATTGGCATCATCTACCATTTGCCATGAAGTAGCACCATCCGTATAAGTATGAGAAGTTAATCTTAAAGTTCTTGAAAATGAGCATCCTATTGCATGATTAATTTCTTCATTACCAATATCAGCAAGTTTAAATTTATCATTGGAAATTTTATTGACTCTGTATTGAGTTATCGTATTTAATCCAACAATTCTATCTCCGAAACTATTACATTTATATTCTATAAAGTCTCCTTCACTAAATCCATGATTTTTTGCAAAAATATAATTATCATAAATGTTAATCCCAGTAAATCTTGTTAAATTATTTTTTGGATCAAGTGGTGGATAAATATTCTCCACATTTGTAGTTACAATTTCTCCATCAGTGCTTTCTTTAACATCGTAAGTAGAATCTACGAGTACTTTTCTGTTTTGATATTTTCCCCCTTCATCTGAAATACTTATTCTATCAATTATTTTTCTAATTTTTCTAGAAGTCAAAGTATGTAATCCACTACCGTATTGATATTCTATAGTATTGCCATTGCCATCTGTATAATTATCTGGAATTAAGTCAATAGTATTAATTCCAGCAATTGCATCACTTTTTCGAATAGTTAGAGAGAAAGAAAAATCACTATTTTTTCGAATAAAGTAAGTAGCCCCAGAAGTTAACATAGTTGTGGTAAAACCAACTTGTGTAGACCCAATCCCAATTGGTGTTCCTGTTGTTGTATAAACTACTTCTTCACCATTTTCAAATTTATGAGGTCTATCTGTATGAACAATAGCATCATCCTCTTTAATAACATAATAAGTATTATTAACATAGTCATTAAAAGAAAATGAGTGTATAGATCCTCTCATATATGCTTTTCCAACCACAGGATTTCCAGAAGATTTTATATTTCCACCTGTTACAGTAACTGAAGGTGTATCTTCATAATTAAATCCAGGATCAGTTACAACAATTTCCGAGATATTTCCAGAAAAATGACCATGAAGTTTTGCACCACTTCCATTCGCATCAATAGTTGATATATTTGGTGGACTTACCACATCATAGTTTTTTCCTGGATTTGTTATTACAACATCATCAATTTGACCGTAACAGATATATTCTTTTAAAACGGGAGAATGTATTTCAACTCCATTTAATTGAACACCTACTGCACCATTTAATATATTTTCAGATTGTCTAATTTCAGGTGTTTTTAATATTCTTTTAAAACTATTTTGATTTTTTAATGTATTTTGATATAATTCGAATGGAGTAAATTTAGAAGTAACTATTCCACTAGAAACACTATTAAAAGTGGTTTCAATTGTAGTAGTAGTTGCTATTCCTACCTCTCCACCTTCGACTAAAAATTCAATTTTTTGAACACCATAGTGATCATATCCAGGTCCACTATTTCCAAATTGTATTAATCTAAAAAATGTATTTTCATTTCTTGCTTCAGAAGGAAGATCAATTTCAAAAGTTTTTAAAGATCCATCATTATAAAGCAAATCGTCTGGATTAGAACTTAATTCTGGAATAATTGCACCAATGTCAATAAAAGGATCACCAGTTGGTGGAACTGTTAATTCAGCACTACCGATAACATACTGCAGTGTTAAATTTTCATTACCTGAACCTGTTAGTCCATCTGGTTTTTCACCACCATTTTCATCGTTACCTACTTTTGCATATAATTTTACTTTATCAAATGCCATAGAATTTGTTTTCTTCAAAACTGCACTTCTTGATCCATCAGCTGCATTAGCACCAGCAAAACTCAAATATGTCGTAGGATTACCATCACTGTCATTGATTATAAATCCACCAGTACTCCCAGACCCAGTTCCTGAATTTACTATGTACGCTCCAGTTGTACTAACACCATCATCATCTGGATATAGAATTACATTATTAGAATCATTTGCTTGAAGAGTTAAATTTGAAGCGGTTGTTATGTCAATGCTTGTTGTTATTCCTGTAGAAACACCAGATGATGATTGTGGAAGATTAAATGTTATAAAATTACTATTGTTTAAAGCATCTAAAGTAACTGCTAATTTCATTTTATCAGATCCTTGATCTGACACAAAATATCTTCTTTCTAGAATTTCATTCCCTTGATTATCGGTTAATCCAATCCCAGAGGAAATAGATTCTGAATGTGGAATATTTTCTTGTAAAGTTGTTGTTATTCCAGATGGTCTAATTACTGTAGTTTTTATATCTTTGGTTACTACAGTTTTAGTTACTGGACTTTGATTAAAAAATACTTCTTCACCATTTAAAAAACCATGATCTGTTTTGGTAATAAAAATTTGATTTGCATCATATGAATCTGATTTTATTGACCTTTTTGTTGTATCTAAATTATAAGATGGGAATCCTGTAAAACTTACGTAAGTATTTCCATCATCATCAACGTAAGTATTCTGTATGTTAGTTAATAGATTATCTGGTAATTCACCCTCACTAGAACCATTTTTAGTTAAACTAGGATCCACATAAGATAATTTCTTTTTAATTCTATGAATTCTTCTATTGTCTATTAGACCACCAGTTTCTCCATTTATTGTAATATTACCGTTTTCTGGATCTATATCTAATATTTCAGCATCTTCTTTAATAATTGAAAAAGCACCGTATCCAGGATCATCTGCAACAGTTTTACCGAATCCAACAGTATTTCCTGATCCAACTCCTGCCCAGTCAAATCTAACAACATCTACTTTACAACCTTTATATAAAAAATTATTAGGATTTTTAGTTATAAAAGTATTTGTTTTCTTTGTCTCATCATCAAATTCAACACCTTGAATATCAAAAGTAGATGAATGATTGTATAACCAAGTATCAAATTTAGGTCCTGATTTTTTTTCTCCTAGGTAATTTACTCTAATTTTTTCTCCAACAGAAGCATATTTTGAATTAACAACATTTTTTGATGGTTTGGATAATGTTCCAGTGATTCTCATGGTACAAACTTTTTCTGGATCACCATCTTCATATCCAAAAATCATAGTATCATCAATAATATCACTGTTTTCTGCTAGTCCTTCACCTACAATACCAGTGCACTCAAAAAATTGATTTTCCGATTTCGATTGATACTCTGCAACTAAAAATTCATTACCATGTTTGTATATAAATGACCCACCAGAGGTGTTAGATCCAGAAAAACCAATTGTGGAATCAACATTGATTGTGACTGAATCCAATCCAGTGATGTTCCTTCCAGGTAATCTTTCGGTAACTTTTGTTTTTGCACCGATATTAAAAGAACCAAAATGTGCAGATTTATCAAATGATAGTTTATAATATTTCTTTGACCCTAAAAATACCTCTTGAATATTTGAAATAGTTCCATCTGCAGTTGGATCATCAAAAGTTCCCTGAAATATTTTGGTTGATATCAACTTAAATGGATCGCCTTCAATTACATCCACTATCATATTATCAGTTACTACCCACTCAGAGTCTGAAGAACCAATTGTATTCTCAAAAGGTTTTTCTATAACTACACTTTTACCAAAAAGAACTTTAAATAATATTTCCAAAGAGGTGTCTGTTCCTTTTGATCTGTAAAAATCTTTTGCTCTTGTTAAAATATTTTCAACATTAACCTGATTTACAAAATTCCTTCCCTCAAAACCTGGTAAAAATTGAGATTTATGCTTTCTGTAGAACTCATTTACAAAAATACTGCTTAAGTTTAGAACAGGTCTTCCACCATCTTGATTAACTTGAGCAGCATGACCCATATAACCATGATTAGTACACATATAATATAAAACTGTGGGTGTGCCATAATCTACAGCAATTTGTGTATATGCCCCAGAATCACCAGGAGTTCCATTATAAGTTACACCATTTTCATATAGAGTAGTTTTATCTGCCTCTAGATAAAACTTTATCGGGTGTTGACTATTGGAAATATGTGATTGATCAAATCGATACGTATGACCAGGTAAAAGAGTTAAAGGTGGTGCTTGATTTCCATCTAAAAGATATCCATTCGGACTCACACCAGATGTATATTCAGATTGCCAATATGGATGTGTTTCATCCTTACTTTCAACAGTTACTTCATATTCTTCTACAATTGTATTACCATTATTATCTACATTGATTTGTAGATTTGTTAAATGTTCTGCACTATCAGTATCACTAAATGTAAGGTATTCTGATTTTTCAATTGATGATATCGCACTAAAACCACGGATACATCCAGTAAATGATGTGGGTGTTTTTCCAGTATATGTTATAATTTCGTCATCAATTTTCAAAAGACCATATTGATCAGGATATCCCTCTGTTGTCGTAACTGGAATTTCATCATCAAAAGCACTAATAGAAGAATCGTAAGATCTTGATGGATCAGCAGCTAAAATATTATTAATACGAACATTTAAAATGTTATTTGAAGTGCTGGCAATATCTTTAAGTGAAGATATGTTGTCAGATAAGTAAGTTGATCCAAATTCATGCTCTTCCGAAACATAATATTGGTTTAAAAAATCTTTAAAGTCAGGATTTTCCTCTTGAATAAAATCTAGTATCTGACTATCAAGAATATTTGTTATTTTTACTTTTGTTGCTGTTGATGTGCCGATCATTTTTATCTTATATACGTTTTGCCACTAATAAAGCTAGATGGTGGCATATAATTGTTTCCTGATCTATTTGATCCAGAAGATACAACATCTTCGATCAAAGAAAGTCTACTATTTGCTGATGTATCTAAAATAATGTATAAATTTTGTTTTGAAATAATATCATTTGATTCTGGTATTACTTGTATTTCAATTCTATCACTTAAACCTGTAGATACAATATTTGTTGGGAAAAGAATTATCTCACCCTTTACATAATCAATTTTTCCAGCATTTTGATTCACATATATGACTTCATCAAGGTTAGAAAGAGTGAAAAATTTTATGACTCCTGTTTTTTGGTCTAAATTTGGAAAATCAGTAAGATATATGTCACCATTTACACCATCTAATTTAAAAGATGTAGATTTTACATTAAATCCTTCTAGATCTGCATGAAATCTATTTAAGTAACAAATTTCGTAGTTTGCTAACTCATTATATAGAGGAACTAAATTTCTTCTCATTTTAATATTTGTAATGTTGGAAGTAATTCCACCATCAACATTGTCAATAATTGACTGAAGTTTACTATATTTTAGTCTACCACCAAAAGAATTTATATCAGAAGATTTTGCATAAGTCTGAATAGAGGATGTAATTCTTGTTTGTAAATTTAACTTATCAGGAATAAAACTCGAATCATACGAAACAGTTGATTCATACTCAACGTAAAGATATTTTAAATCGAGTAATTCTTGTTTAATTCCAGCAACAGTGTATTTTTTTAAATTTGATTTGATATTATCTTTTAATGCTTCAGATATTACATCTCCGTTCTTTGGTTTAATTGTTATATAAACTCTTCCATATTCAGGTGGATCTAACTCTTCTCCACCATAAGCACTTACTGAATCTATATTTGCATATAAACTGGGTATTAAACTCGAATAATCATTCGCTGTAACTGCTCTGTACTGTGATGCATAGACCCTTGGAGCAAGGTATTTTACAGAATCTATACTTTCTATCTCATCACCATTTTCGGACGATTGAGTGGTCGTTATGTTCGATATACCACTTGTTACTGTGCTTTTTATGTTTCCAATATTAGATATAATTTTACCAGAAAATGTAAAATTACTCGCACCATTTCCATCTATACCATTGTTAACAATATATGATACTATAATTTTACTACCATTAGATGGTTTTTTTCCTAAAAGATTATCTCCAAATATTACTTGATATTTTTCGTCTGCAATTTCTTGTATAAGAAAGAGTCTAGATCTAGCATTAACTTCAAAAATATTTCGATATTCTTCATAATTCTCTATAATTCCATTTGTTTCAACTTCAACACGAATTGTAGTAGTGTCAATATTACTATTATCTAAAATAAATGTTTGATTTGTTTGAGATGAATCAACTATAAACTCTTTTTTGATAAAATTTCCTTCATATATTGAAATATTTGTAAAATTTGCAACTTTTGTGTCGCTTGTATTGCTTACAATTGTGTTTACAGGCACTGTAACGTCTTCTGGAATTGAAAAAACGTAATTTCCACTGTTAATTGAACCAATTGCAAAAATTCCTGCTTTAATTGTTGCAGAAATAACAGTATTTTCAGTACTTTCTCCAAAATTGACAGATAAATTTACTTGTGCAACAGCAGATCTTGATGAACGAGGGACATAACCAATATTTCTTGCCAATGAAGTTATATTTTCTCTAACAGTTGCACTATCGAGAAATGCTTCATTCACAGACATGTTTGTATTATATGACGTAATATATGAATTATAAGCTAAAGTGTCAATTAAAACAGAAAAGTTTGATCCTTCAAAGTCAAAATCACTAAATTTTGAACTACTTCGAAGGTAGTCTTTAATCTGGGTTCTTAATGAACTAAAATCTAAGTTGGTAAATTGATTAAATGACATTATAATTTGCTAGGTTGTAGTAAAAATTCGATATTTTGCAATGGAAGTGGCAATCCAACTATGTCATATTCTACTTTAATATTCAATTCATTTGAATCCATCACTGATTCTGCATTGACAGACCTCACTTTTATCCTTGGTTCATAGTTTTTAAGTGTATTTTCAATATCTTCTTCCAAAAATTCACTAATATCTGGATCATTTATTTCAAAAAGTGATTGACCTATCCTAGTTCCAATTAATGGATTGAAAAATCTTTCATTTATTGATGTTTGACACAAATTTTTTACAGATTTTTTGATCGCATCCTCATTTTTGAGAATAGTGATGTCATTTGTAACTGGATGTCTCGTAAAAGATAAACTTATGTCCTTAAAAGCACGAGAAATTGAGGTAGGCATTCAAATATATTATACTTTGCTATTATATGTATAATGGTTTTTTAATATTATGTTTATTTATTTGCCTTCTTTCAAAAATTGAGGTTTTTCTTCCTCTTTTTCCTCATAATAAGTGTCTGCATCGTACTCACTGAT